TGTCTTGGTGTTGTAGTTCCAATAACCGTTTTTTGCTTGTAAAAGATCATGGTCATAATGGCAGTCTGCGTATTGTATGAACACGTATCCTCCAGGAATCAACACTCGTTTGATGTCATGTAGATACTGTTGCACATGCTGTTGTGTAAAGAACACAAACGTGTCCCAACTGAAAACCAAACTACAACTTCCTTGGGGTACGTTCGAGCATTCGGTGTTCCGGGTGATGCAAAATTTTAGGTATTTCTGATGCTGACTTGGAAATTTTGCACGTATACTTTTCTCAACCTGGGGCAAGACATCTAGGAAAAAATTCAATCTCCATGCCCTGAAATCCATAGAGAACATGCCAAGTCCCGGACCTATCTCCAAACTGTTGTAGATGTTTGATCTAGAGAATTGGAAGATCTTGGTCTGCACCATTCTACTCAACCATGCGTCCACTATAGGTTTTTTAATCTTTTGATCGAGATCCCTCAGGAACCATTCTGGAGTCTTGTCCATCCTGTCTATTATTTCACTGTTGTTGGCGTCAACGGCCAACTCTAGATCCTTTAAAATTTTCAAATTGGAGTCGATCAACTCCTGTAGGTCCTCTTTCTTGACTCGTTCCAGTTTCTCTATTAACAATTTAATCTCTTCAATGCTTAACATATGACTATTTAAAATTCAAACAGTTTGTTGAATGTGTTTGTGGTCTCCGTTGACTGCACGTCCCATCCTAGAACACCTATGAGGTTGTCGATCTTCTGATCCAGTATCGTTGCTTCCATGGCATCACCGTCAAACGGCAGTTCCTTGAACCATTCAGGTATACGCATCTCATCCACGGGATATGCGATACTTGTGTAGCCCAATGGATTCTGTTTCAGTTTACACACGATCACTTTCGCACCGTCAGTGATTGGCATACTGTATTTGTCGCCATACATCTCCCTGCACCGGTTCCAGTTCATGCTGGCCCTCACGTGGCCCGGCATGTTTGCTCTCCCGGCCTTTTCCTCGGCCGCAGTGTACTTGGTCATGTTGTTGGCCCTCTTGGGAGATCCCTTCTCCCATCCTGGCCTGGATTTGAACTCTGATCTGAATTGGCTGATTTTTTCTAGTACTTCTTTCTCGCCCTTGCCTTGTAGAACCATGTATAGGAGATCACTCAAGAAGTCCTGCACGAAAACAGGTGTGTCTGATCTTTTGAGATCCAGTCCCATAGCCTTCATCTTGCCATCCTTGCCGTCGACATCCGCACGTTTGCCTTCCTTGTCGTAGTACAGTACAGCATATCTCTTCTTTGTGATGAACAGACCTTTGGACGCCACAAGTTCTCTGCCCGCCGCTATGACTTCTCCACGTGTGCTCGGACAATGGAAGCCCTTGGTCATGAATGATTTGAAAGATCCGTTGACCTCGTCTGCTATCCTGTCGTACAGTGCCACGACGGAGTCTTTGGTCCATGGTATAACACCTTCATTGATCTCTTTTTGTAATGTCTTGTATGCCGAGAAGTAAACGGAGTCTGTGTCTCCATACACAACACTCTCGCCTTTATGATCGTACTTGCCCGCCACGATCTCGTTGACTTTGCTGGCCATGTGTTTGGTGATACACCTGCCTGTGAGTGTCACACTCTGTCCGATCCTGATGTCAAAGAATCTACAGCCTGGATTCAGGATCGCACCATACAGACTGTTTAGATTAATTTTCTTTACAAGTTGCCTCTTGTCCCAGTACTCTCTTTCAATCTCGTTGTCTCCACACTCACGCATCTTCTTCTGCATTTCCTGTCTCTCTGCGTACCAACGTTTCAATAAACCTGGGATGATTGCTTCATACTCGTATGTGAATATGGTACCATTGGCACTCAACATCCATTTGTTGTTGCCATCAAATATGATCTCATACAGTTGTGCGGCACTCATACGCACACTGGTCTTGTCTTCCCAGTCCACGATTATCTCGGTGCCCTTCTCTTGATTCATCACTGCCTGGTACTCCCAACTGCCAAACTGGCTGTCCCACGCCGCCGCGAATGATTTCTTGGCGTGTTTGGCCCTGTTGATCTCTGCTGAAGTTATCACAGGTCTGATCTGACCCACTATGGTCTCCGGACCCATGTTAAGTGCCCTAATCACACTCGGATATAGTGAGTTTATGTCAACAGACCCTATCCAGTCGTGTATTCCCTTTTGTGGGGTCGCCACGTGGGCTCCTGCCGCCGGCTGATTCTCTTCACCGTCTTTCTTGTACTTCCTGGCTGGTACCTGCATTCCACGTCTGTGTGTTTCATTCACAATTGCCTGTTCCGTGACCGCTACTGCACCCATCGTTGTCTGTAGTAACACAGTGTTCTGGTGTGCTATCTCATTGGCCAGTTCTATGAACTTCAGTTTCTTCTCCAGTTTGGCCAACAGTGCAGTGTCCTGCCTGTTGTATTCTATGAACAATCCAAAGTCGTTCTTGTACAAGTTATCCAGCGATCCTTCGTATACAGTTTTCCTCTCATCTAACTCATGCTCGCCTATTGCGTCCAGTCTGAAACTGTGTCTTTCCTCATATGTGTATTTCCTGTATAGTTCCAACAGGTCCAAGTGTACACGTCCCACGAGATCAAAACTCAACTGCTCCCTGCCATACTTCTCGAATACCCTCTTTCTAGGCTTTTCACCCCAGAAACAAAGACGTCTTGTGTCGTCTGAACTTAATACTTTTTGTATCCTGCCCACGGTGTATGGGATATCATATCCCTCACTGTTCCATCCACTTAAGATGTCTGCGTCTTGTACCAATTCCAGGAATGCGTCTAGCATGTCCTTCTCCTTCTCGAACAACATGGTGTTGTCAAACCTTTTCGTCAGCTCTTTGGCATCCGCCATGCTGATGGTCTTGGGAGGTACTGCGAAAGTGACCAGTTGGTCCGTCCAGCTCATGTAACAACTTATGGCAGTTATGGGCATGAACGGATCATCTGTTGTTGAGTAACCTCGATCGGGATCGAAGTCCACTTCAATGTCGAAAAACATCACATTCAATTTGGGCGTCTCCTTGCCCAAGTAGTTCTCTTCCAAACACCTGAACACGGGATTGATGTCATTCTCGTACAGTTGTTTGTTGGATCTGATCCTCTGTTCTTTTATGAATTCCTTGTGTGTGGCACACTGCACCCGCTGTAAAGGTGCACCAGTCATTGACCTGTGTTTGCCCCTGGCGTCCTCGTAGTAGAACACGTACCTGGCATCATACTCCGTGAATATCCTGCCCTTCTTGGGATCACGTTCTACGACGTATATCTTGTCCTCGTCCTTCTTGTATAATGCATCTATGTAACTCATCTTACCACCATCCTGCGGCCACGCCGTATCCGAATATATTAACACAACTGAAGTAAAAAGTCAAAATCATCACCCATGCCGCACCTCTCCTGTATGATGCGTAACACTGTGTGGTCGCACCAACGAAGAATGCCGGATACACTATGAGCATGTTGGGGTCTCTGGCGGATATCGCCAGTGTCATACTGGCCGCAACCGTGAAAACGAAACTGACGAGTTCAAAGTAGAACGCCGTCCTGTCACTCTCAAAACTGCGAAGCCAGAATGATCTGACTTTCGCTAACATTAAAGTTTGCCGGCCGTGTTAAGTATGCTCTCCAGCGTGTCCATCTCGTCAGCGATGTTCTGGTAGTTGCCCTTGTGTGCAACGGATATCGCCTTGTTGATCAGTGCTGGTTTCAATTCTAGTTCTTCTGATATTGCTTTTACTGTGTCTCTCAATCCACCCTTCAAGTCCTCTACCTCACCTAGTACCTGTGAACCTTGGGAAATGATCTGGATCAATTTCTGCTTTTCTGCGTCATTGAAGTTTCTTACTGCCATTGTTTTCTCCTGTTGTTATCCAACAAGTATATAACAGATTTCGTATGAATGCAAACTATTTCTTCTTGGTGGCCACGTTCTTGGCTTTACCACGTCTGTTCTTGTTGGGATCCTGCCTACGTTTCCTTGCGGCCGCGGACTTCCTGCCTTTCTTGCCCAGTGCGTGTGCTTTCGATCTTGGTAAGCATTTAGGCTTACCTTCTTTGCTGGAACCCCTCGCACAGTCGCCCCTGATCTTGCCATCAGGACCAAAACGCACCCATTTGTCCTTGAACCATTTCTTGAGGTCCTCGTTCAGTGTTTCTGAGAACACCAATTCACCACAGTACACACAGAAGTCTACATCTTCCTTCTTGACGCAGTTGGGCACACGTTTTCCGAACATGGTCTTCATGCCCTTCTTGGTGTAGCCCTTCCAACACTTCTCCGTGATTATCTCACTGGCTCTCATTATTTCTTCTTGCTGTTGCCCCAGTTGGCCGCACCCTTTTTACGACACTGCACTAGTGCACCGCTGGCGTAGGCCGAAGGC